AGGTCAGCCAGGTGCTGGCTCATGTCGTTGCGCCCGCCGTACAGCGTCTGGGAGTTGGCGTTCTTCGCGGACGCCGCGAGCTGATCCAGGGCGCGCTTCTGCGCGAGGATGGACTGGGTGTCCTTGTCGTGCGCGAGCGCCGACTTGTTCGCGGCCTCCGTCTCGGCCTGGCCCTGCGCCATGGTGGACTTGCTCAGCTTGTCCATCTCCGCGCGAGCCAGCGCGGCGTCCTTAATCAGGTCGGAGAAGTCACCGATGGCCTTGTAGATGACGTACCAGTACTCACCGCCAGCAACGTCAGGCACGGCTCACCTCCGCGATCTTGCGGTGCAGGTGGACGGCCAGCCACAGCAGGAGGACGGCCTCAACGGAGCGGTGCTGTCGGCAGATGCTCGTGATGGGCGGCAGCTTGCCGGAGACGACAGCGACCACCTCGTACCCGCACAGCCCGACGATGACGGCCTTATCCACTGCCATTCACCCCCGGCTGCGCGCCGAACATGGTCATGAACGCCTCGAACGAGCCCTCCGCGTTCGACGCCTCGACCCCCTTGTCCGGGTCAGCTGCCTGGGGGGCGAGCCGGGGGTCCTTGCGCCAGTCGTCGGCCACTTTCTCCCCCCTGATATCGTCCAGCTCGGTGTCCGGGGACCCGAGGAAGTCAATCCTCGCGGCCTGCTCAATCAGCGGGTTGACCTCGCCCTTCCCCAAGTTCTTCCACAACCCCGCGCTGGCTGCGAGGAACGAGCAGATGGTCTTGGTCTGGGCCTCCGCGAGCCGGGTCTCCAGCTCCTGCCTGGCCCTGATGCGGCTGGTGGCTGCCTCGACGGCCTGCCGCAGCCTGCACAGCGGCATGTCGAGGATGTACCCATCCGTCCAGCCGTACTCATGGCTCAGGAGGTCGAAGGCTCGGGCGAAGTCTCCGGCAAGGTCACCGTCTCTGCCTCGTGCAGCTCCTGCGGAGTCGGAGGCGGACTTACCTCCGTCGCGGCCCCTGTCTTGCTGAACGCCTCGGTCAGCGAGGCGATCCTTTTTCCCAGGGCCTGCAGCTCGGGAGCCTCCTGGGTGATGATGGCCTCCACCAGGTCCAGCAGGTCCATGGGCTCAGGGTTGTTCAGCTCGTCCTGGTACTTCTCCCAGATGACCTTGTTGTCTTCCTGCTCCTGCTTGGTGAGCTTGCGGCCCTTGCCCTCGACCAGGCCGGTGGGCTTGGTCATGGACGCGAGGAACTCGATGAACTCGTTCTCCGCGTCGGGCACGGAGATGACGACGAGGGCCATCAGCTTGCGGCCGAACTCAGCAGCATCCGCCCCGAAGTCCAGCTGCTGCTGGACCAGCGGCCCGGCCCCGTGCGTGAGCACCTTCAGCAGCCGGAACATCTGCCGGGTCTTCAGGCGGACGACTTCGAGGGCGAACCCGGACTGCAGCTTGACGACAACGGGCTGCGGGTCGAGTCTGTCCAGCTCGGAATCCGGCATGGGCGGGCCTCCTAGGCTCAGTGCTCACGGACGCACTGAGAATCGGCACCGCTACGCCCAGGACCAGATGAACCAGCAGTATCCCGTGCTTGAAGCGAAGGTGTTGTTCACCCTCAGTACTACGTGCCGGGGAACGGCTCCGCGACGAAGGCACCGGTCTGGTTGCCCGGCCATGCGACCAGGCGGCCGATGCTCTGCGGGTAGCTGTTCGGCAGGGCGTTCCCGCGCTCATCAGTGGACGAGAAAAGAGCACGTCCGGCGATAGAACACGAAAGTCCTGTCTTGTACGACGGCCCGGTGAAGTTGAAGGGCTGAAATTGCACTCGATAAAGCACGAAGTCCAGCGTCTTGATCGCTCCGCCTGCGTCCTTGGCCGGGACCCGGATGGCGAGCGGCTGGGTCGGCTGGTTCATGGACGCCAGGGTCCAGAGGGGGAGCGAGTAGTAGTCGTTCGGGGTCGTGCCCGAGGACGAGACCGTGGTGCCGGTGATCAGCGCGATGGTGGAGAAGGGGACGAATCCCTCTTCAATGGTCACATTCGCGAAGTTGATCCAGAAGTGCTCGGACAGAACGATGTCGTCGCCCGTGTTCTCGAAGTTCCCCTGGTCCGTGCTGATCGTACCGTTCCGGACGCCGTAGATGGAGGCTGACTCAGCTCCCGTCGTGCTGCTCAGGATGGCCGCGTGCGAGAGCGAGAAGCCCTCAAACGGCGTACCAGCGAAGGTGTTGGACGCAGGCACTTCGACCTCCTGGCTCGGGACTAAACGCGAACTCTGGAGGACTAATCGGCCTGCCCGTCCCGGTCTTCCAGGTGAGGGCGCATGGGCGGCTCGGGCGGCAGGGTGCGGTAGATGCGCAGCCAGAGGAGGCACATCCGGACCCACGCAGCGATGGCGATGCACGGGCCGGACACCTCCAGCCAGGCCAGCCAGCTCGCCGTCATCATGCCGTTGTCGAACCAGAACACCCACGCCAGCGGCCCGGCGATGGGCACCAGGGACAGGGCAGCGGTGACCAGGGCGGCCCCGAAGGGGTTGGTCCACCACTTCCCCTTATGGCCCCAGACCCCGTAGCTGGTGTAGATGAGGACGAACACGACGGGCACGACGGCGGCCAGGGCCAGGCCCACCCGGTAGATCCACGTCTCCGCCTCGCCGTCACCCGACAGCCAGAGCCCCAGCACCGCGTAGGCCGCCAGGAGAACGGCAACCACGGCGTACGAACGCCAGGTAACGGGGCGCACGGTCAGCTCACACCCTTAGGACGACATTGGTACACCGCACATCGGGCAGAAGTTCGCCCCGCCTGACACAGAGTGCCCGTTAGAGCACGTAAGGCGGGCAGCGGTGACCCGGTGGAAGACGACCATGCGCCAGACCATGACCGGGGCGACGAGAGCGACCAGCCCCAGATCTCCCCACCGGATGATGTTGAGCACGGTGAAGTTGAACCTGAACAGGGTTGTCAGCCAGCTGACCAGGAGCAGGGCGCTGATGATGACGGTCTTGGTGAGCAGGGTCTGGCCCACCGGGTTGCGCCACGCGCCCGTGCGCGAGTAGTCGATGAGCCAGGCGACGGAGCAGGCCAGCGTCGTGCCAATGATGATCTTGGCGAGGAGGAGGTAGAGCGGACTCGGGACCACCGCTAACCCCTCCTCCCCCCGTCGTCCCCGATGAGCCCGTCCACAATCACCTGCGCAAAATGGTTCTGCCGGAGAATCTTCTCCAGATCATGCCTAACGTGCTGAGCGTCGTCCTTCTTCCGCTCGGCCTGCCTGGCGGCGGCCTGGGCAGCTGCGACCCGCGCCTTGCGCTCCCGGCGCGTCGGCCAGGGGAGGATGATCGCCAGCATGTGCCGGACCCACTTCCATTTCACGCGGGGCCACGGTCCCGTGACCCGCGCTTGTGCGCGCCCCCCTCGACTTGCTGGTGCCCCATAGCCACACCTGCCTGAAGGGCCGTTAGCACATCCCTGGTTGCAGTCGCCCCGGCTACGGCCAGGTCGGCACGTTCTCTTTCCTCGTCTGCTCGCTTCCTCTGAGCGTCTCGCTCAGCCTTTAGATCGTCAACAACGGACTTGGGGTAAATCAAGCCCAGGAGGAAGAGAACACAGAACACACCGGCCACACCAGAGCTGGTCAGCACCGCGATGAGTGCGCTGTCCACTGCCCGTCCTCCTGGTTGAGCCCTGCCTACCCGGAGTATCGGACCGTGATTAGCTCGTGATCAGAACCCCTTGGCGCGGTACCACGCCTTCAGGTCGTTCGCCACGGCGTGATTCTGGCCCACGTGGTGCTCCTGGGTCCAGGGGAACGTCTGCCGGTACAGCGTCCGGTCGTGCGCGTCAGGACCGGGAGGGGTCGGCGTGGGGGTGGGTGTCGGCACGGGGGTGGGCGTGGGAGTCGGCGCAGGCGCGCTGAGCGGCACGGGCACGGTCACGTCGCCCTGCTCGGCCAGCAGGCGGGTCGCGGTGTCCCAGCTCATGGAGAAGCTGCCGTTGTTCCCCCAGTCGGAACTCCAGCTGTTATCACAGAAGATGAGCTTCTTGTTCACGTCCTTGCCCCGGCACAGGAACTCGTGCCCGCCGCGCACGTAGGCGTTGGGGCTGATGGTCACCAGGCCGGTGCTGTCGGGGGAATCCATGGAGTCGTACCAGTTGGCCCCGATGCCCAGCGGGCCATCCTCCAGGGCGTCCAGGAGGTCGGTGAGGCTGAAGCCGTGGGTGTACCCGGAGATCAAGCCCATGGTCTTGGTCACCTGCGCGACGGACGGGCCGCTGGAGCCCTCGTCCTCCGGCGGGTAGCCCTGGCCCCCGTCCAGCTTCTCGGCCCCGGAGTAGATGGTGACCGCGAAGGACTCGTTCAGGACCGGGTGGCCGATGGGCAGGGTCTGCACGATCGGGTCAGTGCCCAGGGCACCCACCATCATATTGCCCGTGCATGATCCGAGGTCTCCCTGATCCAGGATGGGCAGGCTCCTTGCCCACAGCTGGGTAGTCAGATCCCGGAGCCGCCGGTTGTATGCGTAGGCGCGGTTCCGCGAGTCGTGCCGCACCTGCCGCCCGAGGCGCTTGCCGGGGACGACCTGCTCCTCCAGGTAGATGTGCTCGACATACCAGGACTCTGCCATCTGATTACTCCCAGGCAAGACGAAGGGCCGTGACCATGCGGCCACGACCCTCCGAATCGGCTAGACAGCGGCTAGGTGTTGACCAGCCCCCAGCACGTCGCTATGCCGGTGTTCGTGGCGAAGAACGCTGACGTTCCGGGGTTGCCCCCTGAGGCCAGCTCCACCTGGTGCCCGTAGGCGTTCGACCAGTACCTGTCCTCCAGGAACACCTGGTTGCCCGCACTGCACCCGCTGTTCCGGGCGATGGCGTAGATGGTGGCCCAGCCACCGCCATTCCCGAGGGCGTCGGGGCAGGTCCCCTCCAGTGCCGTGCTGGCATCTGCCGAGGACGAGCCGACGCACTGGCCGTTCCGCCCATCCCGGACCGCCTCGATGGCAGCGCCGTTCAGCTGCGTGTTGATCCCGGACCCGCTCGCGAAGGGGCACGGACCGTACGGCGCGTTCGCGTGGACGTGCCCGTCGTGGCACATCAGCGACAGTGGGATGAGGTTGTAGTTGTCATTGGCCAGGCCGCCGTTCGCCATCCGCACGTCCGGCCCGCCGTTCCAGGCGTTGAGGCAGTAGCCTGACCCGCCGTTCCCGCAGACAGACGGGACCGCTGCGTGCGCGGGGAGGGCGAGCGCTACCGCCAGCCCGGCCGCAGCCAGCACGGCCAGCACTGGTGCCCTGAACCTCTTGGGTAGTTTCACTGAGACTCCTCTCGGTCAGGCAGCCCTGTAGCACCAGGGCGACGGCTTGTTGAGATAGAACTGCGCTCCGTTCCCCTCGCTGGCCGGGCCGACCCAGCCGCCTGTGTGGTTGTCCTGGATCGCGGTCCA